CCCCCCCGCTCCGGGCAATCCCAGGCCCGCTCCCAAACCGGCGCCAAAGATGCTCCCGAGAATCGCCGTCCCGCCGCCGCCGGCAGCAGCCGCCCCCCCCGCGCCGGGTTGTCCCATCATGATTCCCGCGAGGCCCTGGAAAAATTGGTGCTTAATGTAATCGGCGTATTCGGCCCAGACCGCTTTCATGAAGCTGGCCGCATCCTTGGTCTTTCCGGCGATGCGGTCGTACATAGCTTCGAGCTGATTCCCCTCCTGCTCGATCTGCCGCGCCCGCTCCTCGGCCAGCCTGCGATGTGTTTCTGCGGCCGCCATGTCCGCTTTATCCTTGCGGCCCAGCGCATCGTTATAGGCGACTTCCCGCGCGATCATTTCGTCGTTTTCGCGTTGCGTCTCTTCTAAAATGCGTTTCTGGTGTCTGTCGTGATATGCGATGTCCGCCTTGTCCTTGCGGCCCAGCGCGGCATTGTAGGCAGCTTCCCTGGCGATATATTCTTCGTTTTCGCGCTGCGTTTCCTCCGACAGGCCCGCGTAATACTTATCGGAGTGCTTCTTCGCCTCCTCCAGCTTCTTCTTGTTTGCCTCTATGATGGCATCCTGAATCGCTCCGGCGTACTTGTTGAGTATCTCCGTTTGGACAGGGCCGGCAGATTCCCCGTATTTGTCCCCGGCTGCTTTGAGAGCCTGGTCAAGCTGCGCTTCGAGCAACGGCACGCCGGAAAGACCGTGGAGCGCGTTTTCGCCTCGAAGTTTGGCGATTTCAGCGAGAAAAGCACTATGGACCTTGTCCATCTCACCTTCTACATACTTGCGCTTATCGGCGGGTCCACCCCAGAATGCATCCCAAAGTGAATCCCCCTCATCGCGGCGCTCGCTCCATACGCTCCACAACTCATACATCTTCACGCCCAGCTCCACGAGCTGCTGCGCAAATATGCCGATGACTGTGACATTGAATGCGGCGCTGAGCGCCCCTTGGACCATCGGAATCCGAGTAAGAAACTTCCCTATCTCACCGGGCAACTGGACGCCGAACATGTTGGCGAACCCCTGCGCGTGCTCCATGGCCAGGCCCTGCTCGCGGCTCATGGCTTTCAGATCTCCGGAAGCGGTGCGGAAGGCGAAGGTGGATTGCTGCACGCTCGCCGTGAGTTCTTTTTCCCGCGTCTGCAATTGCCCCAGCATCTGAGCATGTTGCTGCGCGTTGATGGTCCCTTCCTTGAGCGCCTGATTGAGCTGCGCTTGCGCCGCCCGGTTGGTCTCAATGGCCTGCCGGTTATTGACCACGGTTTTCTGAAGCTCGATCACGCGCTCGCGCAGCGCGTTCATGCCCTTGATGCCGGAGGTGGAAAGATCGTTGAGCGCGGCCTTCGACTCGATGAAGGCTTCGAGATCCGCCTCGCTCTCGATCCGGATTGTGGTGACTTTATCGGCCATGTTGTTTCCGAGCCGCGCACGCTAGTAAGCGGCCCTTCTTGTTCAACCCCGGCTCATTCCCGCGCCGGAACACGGGCCGCTTACTCCGTGCGCGGCTCGGTTAAATCGGTTACAAATCCTTCCCGCAGTCGCCGCAGAACTTGGCGTTGCGGAGATTCACGGAGCTGCACGCGAAGCAGCTCGTGTGCTCGGACCAGAACTTTTCCCGCGCCTGCCGGAGCAGCGCCAGGCCCTGGGCCTCGCCGGGCGTCAGGCCGGCCGCCGCAAGCTCGATGCCCTTCGAGAGCTGGTCGAGCCAGGCGAGATGCGCGATCCAGCGCTCGAAGGCGTAGGGGACGGGGAAAGACAGGGCCGCTCCATAACTGTCGCGGCTCGGATTGGAATCGCGATTGCGCTCGCGCTCGGGATTCACCGCTGTGGCAATTCGCAGGGCCTTCCTGCGCGCGGCGAGGCCCAACTCGGCCTGGGAGACGGCCCTCTCGATATAGACCGGCAGAAAGCCCGCCAGCGCGTTCAAGTCTCGGGAGGGTTCGACGGTTTGCATGGTCCGCTCCATTACTGTCGCGGCTCGGATTCCCCGGCCGCCGCATCCTCGATCATCACCGCCGGCGTGAACAGGGCGTTCACGGCCGCTTCTTTGTGCAGCGCGTCCATCCATTTCGCGATTTCCAGCGCATCCCCCGGCGCGCGGCCGTCAATGGCGTAGCCCTCGACGCGCACGATCAGCTCGTCGTAGAGCCCGCACAACTCGGCCAGGTGCGACGGAAAAATGGTTTTATCCGAGCGGCTCCCGCCAACGTGCAGCACCGTGTCGTTGATGCGGCGGAATTCCTTCAGATGATGCGTGCCCGGTTCGCGCAGGACATGGGCGAGATTCGAGTAGATCAGGCCGTCGCGCCGGACCTCCAGGTAAACCGTCTGCGACTTCTGGCCGAGTGGAAACGCTTCCTCGATCTCGGGCTTGACGATCCCGATCCGCTGAAACAAATCCGCCGCCAGCAGCTTATGGCTTACGGGAACGAGTTCCCGCCACAGGATTTGCTCCCAGGAGTCCGCGCCTTCCGGCAGCGTATAGCCCTCGACGCGGAGCGCAATTGCGTTCCACAGAGTTTCCGCCGCAGCCTCGCGGCAGTCGCTCCACACGGCGGCGCCGTTGATGCGTTCCATGGTCCGGGCGAAGGCAGCGCGGAATGCGAGCAGTTCCTTGTATTCCGGCCGCCGGACGAAATGGGTCACCCGGTATTTCCGCCCGCCCTGCTCCAGCGGCAGCACCATGCGGATCTCCGCCGGATTCAGTTCGAACGTGACCGCCGTTCCCTGTTCCCTGTTCCCTGTTCCCTCCATTTATTCCTCCCCCATCATTTCCACCGTGATTGCCGTCTCCGGCTCCCGCCGAGCCGGATGTTCCGCCATTGCCGCCAGGTGCAGATCGAACTGGGTGCCCGCATCTTTCCAGTACTCCGCTTTGAACTTCCGCCCGCAACAGCACTGCAGGAAGTTCAACATATTCTCGTACCCGATTCCCGCGGCGCCATGCGGCATTTTCAGACCCCAGCCGACTTACGTTCCCAAATACGCGGTCTGCGTTCCGATCACGATGATGCGAACCGGCTCGACCACAACGGCCGTGCTGTCTTTCATCACGCCGTCGTCGCCCACCGCGATGTCGAAAGCGACCCAATCTCCCTCAACCACGGGCTTCGCGGCGGTCAGGCGGACGGCGGGGAACAGGATCGTGCAACTGTGCTTCTCGGGCTGGCCGGCCAGCACCAGGTCGCCCTCGAAGTCGAAAATCACTTCGAGCTTCGACCGAGCGATCCAGCTTGAGAACAGATCCGCGTTGGCCTGGTCCACCAGCACCCGCGCTTCAAAGGTGGGACGGCGAGCGCCCTGCCACATGCGGCTTCGATAGATCGTCCCCGAGCCGGGGACATAGCTGTTGGCGAGATCCAGATTCTGATTGATCTTGATCGAGTAGCTGATGAGCCGCGCGGAGATATCCGCCGCGGCCGCCTGCGCGCCCAGCGAGAACGTGAGGCTCGACCAATCGAGAATTGATAGCGTGCTGAAGGCGGTCGAGGCCAGCGTGCCATCGGTGGTCTTGCCGCTTCCCACCAGCGAGATCTGAAGGCGCGGGATGCTCCCGGCATTTCCAGAGATGGTGAACTCGGAAACGGCCATCGATTCGAGGCGCCGTCGCAGCGCATCCACCCGGATAATATCCTCGTAGATCGTGGTCACGGGAACCTGCTTGGTGACCAGCGGGTCCATGAAGGTGAAGATGTGCTTGTAGCAGGTGGGATTGAGTGCCGCATTGGGCTGCGAGGTGACCACCTTGCCCATCCCGAAGCCGGCCGCCCAGCCCGCCATCAGCGACGACAGGTCGCAGGAGATGTTTTTGGTGAGGCTGCGGCGGACCTCGCGGTAAACGCCCGTGGCGTACTCATTGCCCTTCCCGACCTTGTCCATGTCCGAAACAACTTCGGGCTGAACGTCGGCAAAGTCGTAGCCAAATACGGGCAGGGCGATGGAGAGATCGATATCGGCAACGATGGTCCCATAGGCGGCGCCCTGTTTGGCGCTGAGCCTCAGCTCGCGAACTTCGTGAGTGCGGTGTGGTACGAACGGCATTTAACCCTCCAGTCAGTTATTCGGCGTCTTCCTGCGCTTCCTCGAACCGGCCCGTGGGGGCCAGGGTGAGCATCTCTTCGGCAGTCACCTCGAACGGTTCATCCGCCCGGTTGAATATGCGGTGATAGGCGGTCCCCTCGGTGATGGTGACCGAATCCCCGGCTTCGAGTTTTAGATTCACTTTCATGGTTTTCCTCCGCAAGGGCCGCTTGCTCTCGCGCGCGGCTCGGATTTGGTTTCTCACTGGCCCACGCCGCCCATCGGCGTTTCCTCGCATTGAACGGTGAGCTTGGCGTACCAGCACGTAACGCCGGTCGGATTCATCTTCGCTTCCGCGAATTGCTGCACCTGCACCGGCTCGCGCAGCCAGCCAGCGGCAGACGGAAGAGCGCGGTTTGAGTCCAGCGACGCCCGGATCGCTTCCACTAGATCCTGATGCGCTTTCTCGCTTTCGGCCCCGCTCTCGATGGCGCGAAAACCTTCGATCGAGACCAGGTGGCGGCTGCGCCACAATTGCGGCCCAATGTCGCGAGCCGCCGTCGCTTCGCGCCTGACGAACCAGCAATTCAGGATTCCATCCGCGACAAACAAGTCGATCTGGGTCTTTTCGTCGGGGACAAAACGCCGGTAAGCGTAAACCTTGCCGACGCCGGGGACGGCCGCGACCAGCGCAACAATGGCATCGATCATGGTGGTCAGAGCCATCAGGCGGCGAAACCTCCCGAGTTGATTTCCTGGATGGCCAGGTCCACCTGCTGATCGATCTTCAGCAGCGCGGTTTCTTTCCCCGCGTCGAAGGCGCGCTGCGCGAAGAAATGGCCGCGCGTTCCCTTGCGGTAAATCTTCCAGGCAATGGCGTGTGCAATCTTTTCCGCCTCGGATTCCGTAGACATCTTCTTCGCCAGCCGCCCCGCGTCTTTCTTGGAGAATCCGGCGGCATTCAGCGTCTTCACCACGGAGCGAGCCTCGAAGCGCTGCGACGCCGTTCCTCCCGCCAACCCCTTCTGAATTACCCAACGGATGATCGGCGCAATCGGCGGGAAGTGCGGCCGGGTTCCCGTCTCGACCGGATCGGCGTAAATGTCGGCGGGCGGCGAGATGACGACGGCGCCGTGCAGCTCGCCCGGCGTGAACATCAGATCGACGTGTTGCGCCAAAGTTCCGAAGGCAACCGCGCGCGGCTTGTCGCCGTAAGGGCTGAGAATGTTTTCGACTTCCAGCTTCTGGAAATATCCCAGCGCCAGTTCGACGCCGCTGGAGATCCCCGCATTGATCCGCCCCGGAGCGGCTTCCATGGCGGCAACCGCCGCGGCGGAATCGACTTTGTAATTGAGCGTCTTCAGCATGTGTTTCTGAGCCGCGCATGTAATAAGCGGCCCGTGTTCGAATGCCGCACGGGCCGCTTGCTGGCGCGCGCGGCTCGGATTCGCGGCTAATGCGTCATCCGCTCCCCGCCGTCTTCCATCGTTTCGCCCCAATGGGCGGTGCCCCCGGCGGCGGGCTGCGGCGTATCCTGATCCATTCCGAACGCCTGTTTGAAGGCCAGCTCCAGCGCCTTCGCGAGCGAAGCATATTCGCTATTCTTGCTGCGGTAATCCACCGACTCGGCGCCGAAGGAAGCATCCCCGAGCTGCGTGTAGAGCGCGGACAATCGCCGCGCCGCAAGCGAAGCGGCGAGATTCGCGACCGCATCAAAGTCCGAGGCGGGAACGTCCGATCCGTCCTCGGCGCGCGGAATGGTGTAAGTGACCCGCAACGTTTCCCCGGTCGCCGGCGTCGGCCCGGCGGAGGTCATGCGCAGCTCCGCGGCATCGTCGCCGTTGGGATAAATCGCCCACTCGTCGGATTCGAGAAAGACGGGATCGCGCTCCCCCTGCGGATATTCGACCTGCGTCACCACGGAGCGGGCCTTGTCCCATCCGGGAAAGTTCGTGGTGTTGAGCGTCCATTTGTACGTCGAGCTGTCACCGGCGAAATCCGAAATCACCGTGAGCGGCCGGGCCTGGGAATAGCGTCCGGTGATGGCCTCGCGGATGCTCCCCGTGATGGCAGAAGTCGCGAGCTTTCCGGCGCTGTCCTGGATGCGCTCGGCGACGGCCGCCTGGAAATCCGTCAGGCGCGGCCCGAGCGATAGAAGCAGCCCGATATTGACGGCGGCGGCGGAAGCCGTAGCTTCCTGCGCCGCGATCTCTCCCGCCGTGGCTTGCAATCCGTACGCCAGGAAGAGCGACGGATAAGCGGCGGTATTGGGCGAGTCGATGGCTTCGGTCAGAGCCGGATCGTTGCCGTAGCCCGAGAAGGTTGCCTGCGCCGCAATGGCTCCGAGGAAGATCACCATCGCGCCATCGGCAACGGTCGAGATTCCCGGCGCGCTCACCGTGGCGCTCGATGTGTTGGCCTGCGTCACGCCCTTGGCATCAATGGGAGCGAAAAGCGAAGCGCCTCCGCGGAACCCCGCAATTTGCGCCACGATATTCGCGCCGGCCGGGTGAGTCACAACGGGATCTGTGTCGCCGCCCTCGGCGCGCTTCCAGAAGCAGGTCCAGCGGAGTCCCATGCCGTTATTCTTTCCGGCCTCGATGGGCGTCCAGCCGGCGGGCATCCGCGAGTTGACGTTATCGCCGCTGGCGATCACGCACAGGTGAATGTCCTCCGCCAGCCATCCGGCCGGCAGCGCGGGCGTAACGTTTCCGTTGGCCGCCTTGGCCACCGTTCCAGCCGCATTGAGTGTGATCGACATGATTTTCTATCTTGCGGCGCAGAGCGCTTTACCTGGCTCCCTCCAAATAGCTGGGGCAGCTTTTTTTGGGACTTATATACTTAACTCCCTTGATTCAGCGCCACACAGGCGTCCAGCGCAATACAACCTGACTCGCCTTCCAAAAAAACAACTGCTGAATGGCCGCTGAGCACATACGCCTCGCTTCGCGTCTTTCTGACACGGTGATTCGGTTCTCCGATGACAGGATGATATTCGACTGTGCTTCCGACTGGGACGCAGAGGTTCCAATCCCCACATCTCCGCTCCAAGATTTCTGCGGATTGACGCCTACCACGCTCCGATCTGCCATTGTTACGCATCGTATCTGTGCTCATAGGATCATCCTCATCGGAAAAGCCATGACTTCGGCGGATGGCGGACGTTGTTCCTTTAGTTCCGCCTCAAATTGTTCCAAGTCCTGACCAGCCAAAGCAGCAATGCGCGGGATCAAAACCTGAATTTTGACTCCGCGCTCGGTTGTCCCTTCCCAAACTCGGCAATCTATCCCGCTTGCATTCACAATTTTAGTTGTGCTCTCAATTGTGATCTTCATAAACCTCTCATTCTGTTGGGGGAGTTAAGTATATAATTCCCCTTTTTTTCACCTGCCCGAGTCTTGGATGCGCGAAGCCACGGCCACCTGGAAATCTTCGAACACGGCGCCCTCGAGCGCGATGCTGAACGGGGCGCTCGCCGTTGCCGGAGATCCCGCCGAGTCGGTAACCGCGATTACAAAGTTGCTGGTTCCCGATCCGGTCGGCGTTCCATCGATCACTCCCGTCGAAGCGGAAAGCGACAGCCCTGCGGGCAGCGCGCCCAGCGTGACGGCCCAGGTATAGGGCGTCGTCCCGCCGCTCGCGGCCAGCGTGGCCGAATAGGCCGCCCCCGTGCGTCCGTCCGGAAGCGCCGAAGTTGTGATGGCAAGCGGCATTTATTCCCCGTGTTTCAGCTCATAGAGCAGATTGCTGGTGGCCAGCGTGTAGCCGGGAGCGATGCGGATCGATTCCTGAAACTCCCTCACCGCTTCCTCGTGGCGGCCGGCCTTGCTCGCCAGATACCCGAGTTGGTTATGCATTTTGTAATTGTCGCTGGTGGCCGCGACGGCGCGGGAGAAGAGCGTGCGGCTGTCGCGCCAGTATTGCGCTTGCGCACCCACCGCGACGAAAAGCGACAGCGCGGCGACGCCGCCGAAGGCCAGGCCCAGATCGGATTGCGAGAGCAGCCAGGCGGCCGGAACAATCAGGCCCAGCAGCGGCAGATAGGTGTAACGGTCCGCAACGGTTTCCTCGATGGCCTGGAAGGCCCCCACGAAAGGCCCCAGCATCATCAAAAACCATATCCAGCCGATCAGCAGCTCGCTCCTGCCGCGGCGAACCTGCAATGCCAGGAGGAGCGTGATTCCCCCGAGCAGGAGAAACGCGGCGAAGCCCATCTGCCAGGAGACCAGCCGCAGCGGATAGGCCGGGGAAAGATTCGCGGGCCAAATCGCCTTCCCGACAAAACTCGCATAGGATGCCGCCATATTGCCGGCTCGCTGTAAAAGCGGCAGGGCGATCACCGAGCCGTGCAGGCTCCGCGCCATGCCTTGCAGCAGCGCGCCTCCCGCGGCCATTGCGGCAAACGAGGAGAGATATTCCAAACGCCGATGCTGGAATGGAAAGACCCAGACCAGAAAGGCCATTGCAAAAGGCAGCGGCGCCACGGCGCTGGATTTCGACATCACGGCCAGCGCGAAGAGGAACAGGGCAAGAGGCCGCAGATCGCGCAGATAACACAAGATGGCGGCCAGGGCGAAGAAGGCGGCCAGCAGATCCGTGCGCCCGGAAACCCAGGCAACCGATTCCGCCCGCAACGGGTGCAGGGCGAAGATCGCGGCGGCGAGGAAGGCGGAAAACAAACGCAAAGCAGATCCCTCGCTGCCGCTCGGGGTGACATCCGGCGGTAGCGGTAGCGCAGAGTTCGCGCCTTTCGAACTCTGCGGCACGATCCGCAGTAGGATCAAAAAGACCAGCACGGCGTTCGCGGCATGAAGCGCCAAGTTTGCCAGGTGCTGCGCGCGCGGGTTGGTTCCAAAGGCCATCCAGGAGATCCACGTCGCGGGAAACCAGTTGCCGCCTTCCATGCTCGTCACTGCCCAGGCCGCGTTGCCGGGAGTGAGGCCCTGCTGCACGCGGGGATTGTCGTAAACGTTGTAGTTATCGTCCCAGGCGACGAACTGATGGTTCCAGACGCCCCAGAACGCGAGACAAACAGAAGCCAGAAGCAAGAAGCTAGAAGCCAGAATGGGGAACGCGCCAGCGCGGCACAGGCGTTTGTCATTCTTAACTTCCAGCTTTTCAGCTTCTAGCTTCTTTCCCATTGTCTTACCCTTGCCCGAGCAGGATGGTGAGCGAATCCCCGGCGGTTGTGGCGCCGGTCAGCGCCCTGCCGACAATGATGCTCGCGGCCTGGCTGCCGGATGTGATCGTCAGAACGCCCGTCGCGGTCGAGCCGGTGACGGCGGTGGTGCCGGCCGTGATGATTCCGGCCAGCGTGGTCGTCAGTGTTTTAACCCTGCCCTCGCCTCCCGAAACGGTGGGCGCGCCCACGCGATCGTTGACGGCGACGGAGGCGGATGCAATTACGGTGGCGACTCCGCTCACCTGCACGGCCGTGTTGGTATAGGGATTGCCCGCCACCGAGCAGGCCCTCTGCGCGATGCCGATGATCCCCGTGGTTGTTGAGGTGGATGCGGCCAGAACTCCCCCGGTGGAATCGAGCTGTAGGAGATTGCCCGCCACGACAGTCCCGACGCAGGTTCGCGCGGGAATGTAAGTGCCGGTGGTAAGGATGATCCCCGGCTCGCGCCGGAGTCCGCCGGTCTGCGCCTGAGAATAATAGGCGGCGGCGGCGCCCAGCGATACGACGAGGACGAGCGTGGTCAGAAACTGGCTCCAGTTGAATTGTTTCATTGTCGTTTTGCCTTTCGTGAACCGCGCACTTGCGTTTGCGGCTCTGATTTGTTTTGCGTTCTCCCGGCCGGGCGTTACTACCCGGCCGGGAACTTGCTGTTGGGGTTTCTCGTTTACGCGACAGTCGCGCGGTGCGCGCCGCGGTGATCGATCACCACGGATTCATACTCGTGCCGGATCTTGTACTGGATCCGGTCGCTGATGAATGCCTTGCCGACGACCGGGTTATCCGCGAGGAACAACTCGGGCTGCTCGCGGCCTTGAAAGAATCCGAGTTCGATACAAGGGACCAGGATCTGATCCGCGAAGACGTAGAAGTCGGTCGCATCGGTGAGCAGCGGCGAGGTGATGATCCGCTCGCTGTTCGCGCCGAAGCGGTGCCAGGACGGATTCTTGGCGGCCTCGACCGGCTGGTATTCGTTCAGATCGTGCGCGGTTGCCTGCAACGCGCGGGGGACAACCAGGATCGAGGCTTCGATACCCAGGACCTTCCCGGAATCCTTTTCGGTCTGGGCATACATCAACTTGGCAATCACCTCGATCTCGGCCGCGCTGAGCGCCGTGGTGGTCAGGTTGGCGCCATGCGAGGAGGCGTGGAACCAGGTGACGGCGTCATAGGTGGTGGCGGCGTTCGCGGTCAGCAGGTTGAATACGCGCTGGGCGACAGTGCGGTGCGCGGCCCGGCCGAGCTTGGCGACGATTTCGCGGACGATCCCGAGATCGTCGTTGATGATGGTCTTGCGGGTGACCGTCACCAGCCCGCCGAACTGCACCACGGCATAGTTGGCCTTCTCGTCGGTGGGCGAGGCGATCTCCGGCCAATCGGTCAGCTCCGGATCGTTCAGGGGCAGGTCGCCGAAATATCCGACGCGAATCCGCTCCTGCGTTTTGAAGTCGCTGACGCTTTTCCGATTCCCGGCAGGCACCAGCAGATCGAGGCCGTAGTTCGGCTCGGCGTAGCCCTGCAAGAGCAGCCGGTTCATGGTGGCCGCCAGGGCGTAGGGGAATCCTGTGGAGATATATTCGGCGTCGGTTTCCCTGGAAAATTCCTCGGAGACCTCCCCGCGAATATCCACGTCGCCGGTGAAGGCGACATAGGCTTCGCGAATGCCTCCGAATGAAGGGACTTTCCGGTCGATCTCCGCCCCGCGCTCGGCGCGAATCATTCCGCGATCGCGAACCTCGTTCCACAAATGCGTGACGCCGAACAAACGGTCGAGCGCGGTCTGGAGTTTGTCGCGTCCCGAGAGGCCCATCTCGATAACGGGCGAGCCGGAGATGCGGCCGGGACTGGGAACAATGGCGGCGGCGGCGGTGCGCAGCGCCGTGATTTCCGCGTCGATCTCGACCTCGGTGCTTTCCCTTCCCTCGCAGCGGCGTCGTACCTCCGCTTGCAGCGGCATGGGCAGCTTCGAGGCGGCGATCTTGCGGTTCAGCAGCAGGCGGGATTCGGCGATGCGCTGGGCTTTCTGGGCGGCTTCCAGCCTTGCCATAAGCGCGGTGACTTCGGCGGCCGTGGCGTAAACCACTTTGCCATCGCCGGGCTTCGGAGGCGCGGTCAATTCAGCGGTCAGCGTGCTGGCTTTTTCCAGCAGGTTTTCGAAGTTGGCGTCGGAGGCATTGCATTCCGCTTCAATCGAAGTGATCTGCGTCTTCGCGGACTCGCCCAGACCAGCGAGGGCGCGGAGCGATGCCAGAATATTCAATATGCTTTGCTTCACTTTGTTTTTCCTTTCTGAATCGCTCCGCTTGTCGGAGCCTAGAATATCCCGGCCAGGGGCCGGGGAGACTTTTAGAAATTGTTGGCGGGCGCTATCGAGCGCCCCTTGCAGTTCCTCTTCGGCCGCAATGGAAAGCAGCCGTCCTCCAGCCGCGCCGTCCATCACGATATCGGCGGAGCGAGGCGTGTTGGCAATGGGCGCCAGCGCGGCGAGAACTTCCGTGCCGTCCCGCTTTTGTTTCTCATATCCAACCATCGCCTTGATGGAGACTTCCGGCATCCGCCCGAGTTCCCTGGACGCCAGCAAGTCATCCCGCACGTCGGTCCGATTTTTTTTCAGGTGCAGATCGCCGAGCAGTATCGGGCCTTCGGCGCGAACATTCTTCCAAACGCCGATATAGGCGGTCCTCTTGTCGGCGCCCTCGGGCTGATGGCCCGAATATGCCGGGCTGCCTTCGAAATGCGAAGCCGCGGCAGCGATGAATTCCGCGGCGATAAAGACAGGCAGTTTCTGGCCGGGAATTTGTATCTTGGACATCCCCGCTTTCACCAGTTCGGCGGGCCACACCCAGCCGTCCTCGGCCGGCTGCCCGAGCGACGCCTGAACCAACACCCATTCAATCGCCTCGAACGAAGCCTGAACCATCCCCATCGCTTTCTGCGCGGCGGCGTGCGCGATCGCCCTGCATTCGGCTTCGCTCTTTCCGGCGGCGTGCGCGGCCATCCAGGCTTCCCGGAATGCCATCTGGCCTTTCGAGTCGTATTTGTCCTGGTCCCCCTGCGGCAGATCCTTGTTCGTTTTGTAGGGCATCGGAACCTCTTAGGCGGATGATTTCAGGCCGCTATCTCATTTCGCTTCGGGCTTTCCCTTGGACTTTCCCTCAGGCTTGGCGGCTTCGCGGTCGTCGGCGACGACGCGGCGCTGCCCATCCACCGTGATAACTCTGACCTGGCCGTTTCCGGCGGACGCGGTAGCGCTCTCGATCAGGCTGCCGGCCGGAAAGTCGCCCAGCTTTTGCGGCTCGGGAATCGTCTGCCACGACGCCTCGGTTTTCATCTTCCCGTTTTCCTGTTCGACTTCTTTCGATCCCATGCAGATTCTCATTTCACCCCTCCGTTCGTTCGGTTAAGGCCGCCCTTCGACTTTGCTCAGGACGGCTCGGATTGATTTAGGCCGCTTGCTGGAAGTGGCCGTGGCGCGGAACCAGGTTCCGCTCGGGAATTGCGATGTCCGGCACCAGCCGGCAGTGGCAGTTGATCGACTCCTTTGCCTTGATCGCATCGCTCGCGTTGAGCATCGCCGGGTCGCGCGGGAAGCGCATTTGCGCGCCCGTTTCCTCGCTCGTGAAATACTCGTTCACGGGGATGGCCGGGCCGTCCAGAGTGATGTGCCAGACGCGCGGCGCGCCAATTCCCAGGTGCTTCCATTTTTTCTTCACTTCGCCGGGCGGGAAGCGCGAATCCGTCTGCTGCAAGCGGGCGAACGTCGCGGCGGATTGGGCTGTCGCCAGCTCGTTCATCACGATTCCCTCCGCGCGATCGGCGGCGCCGCCGAGCAATTTATCCACGTTCGCAATCGCGTCAGTGATGGGACGGCCGCCCAGCATGGTTCGGCGCAGCTCGGCGCTGATCTTCGAGCGCAGCTCGCGTGAGATCCCGGTGATCAAATCCGCCGAGTAGCCCTGGGCGATGACCAGGTTTTCGCGCGGCAGGCCGACGAGCGTTGCACCGCTGCCGATGGAGGCGAGCGGCTTATCGACCAGCGCTTCGCCAGCGTGAAATTCCGTCTGCTGCTTTTGATTCACTTCCCGCCCCGCGATCAGGGCGAATTCCTTCAGCGCGCGATCGATTTCGGCCAGCAGGTTTTGCAGTTGCCAGGAAGTGAACGAGCCGGAGCGCGCGGCGGCGATCCGCGCGACGATATCCCGGCGCACCGAGTCGAGCAGGTCGCCGACGCTCCGGGCCGTCGAGGCGGAGGTGTTCTGCGACTGCTTTATCAAGTCGTCAATCAGCGCGGCGAATTGGTCGGATCGGCTCATGGTTGCGCAACCCCTCCCTTGCGGTCGGGGATTTGATTAGGCGGCGGCACATAGGAATCGCGGGGGGGGGGATTCAGGCGGTAGAAGTCCAGCGCTCTTTCGTCAGCCTCTTTTTTTGCGCGCGCCAGAATCTGTGCAACATTCGGCTCGATGCCCAACTTTTTGAGCGCTGGAGTGATCGCTTGCACGATGGTCTCATTATCGAGCACGCTTCCTTGCTGCCCGGCCAGCAGCGCATACAACACCGACCCGATGGTAAGCGCGGCGCGGTTGACTGCGGCTGGATTGGTTTCGTTTGCCGCGGCCTCCAGCATGGAAGCGGCGTCGACGTCAACGCCTATCTGTGTCAGGCTTGTCGCCAGAACCATCGCAACCGTTGACAAATCAACAACGCCCGCCTCTTGAAATTTCCCCATCGATTCCGCGAGGGATGCCACGGCCGTGGCCGCTTTGGCGGCGTCGCGCGGGCTCAGCTCCGGCATGGTCACGGTGAAGGTCCGGTCGATTTCCTCCGGCAGCGTTCCGGCGGTGATCGCGGCGTCGATCACGTAGTCCAGCAGCGACGTGAGCATGTACTTCAGCAGGCGCTGCCGGCTGGTGAGCATCTTGAGCGTCGGCTCGCCTTGCTCCAGCGCCGTGGCGCGATTGGTCGTGCCACCATCGGCAAACCAGTGCTCGGGAAATCCGGCGCCGCCCAGGCTGAGGTTCTTCACCAGGCGCGCTCCCTCGCTCTTGTCCGCTCCCTGGATGTCGGGCGCAACCGATTGCCACACTTCTTTTTCGTTGTGGGCGCGGATCGAATTGGGGCGCGGCGCGGTGCTGTTGTTTTTCAGCCACTCGCTAACCTGCTCGCCCGTCATGCCGGTGAGCGTCACGTCCCAAATGAACCGCGAAAGCGAATCCATCTGTGTCATCAGAGCGAAGAGCATTTTGTCGTAGCCGTCGATCCAGTCGGAGAGCGCGAACAAGTCCGAGATCCCGCGCGAGGCCGCGCGCGCCTTGTTGATGGAGAAATAAAAGCACTCGCCGGCGAGACGCCCGAAATTGGGGGAGTAGGGATCGTCGTCGCGGCGGACGACTTGCAAACGCCGCCCTTCCTTTTCTCCCGCGCGGCTTTTCAGGATGACGGTGATGGGCATGGCCACGGCGATGCCGGGAAGCCCTTCGAGCGTGCCGTATTCCACGGCGTCGATCCAGGCGGGATCGACATAGCCCAGCGTCACGGCGCCCGAAATTGGATTGGGATAGCAGACCCAAAGCTGCTCTCCGAAAATGGAGAATTCGCGGACATAGTTTTCCAGGTTCAGGTCCAGTGAGTTGTCCGGGAAATTGCGGAAGTCGTCGATTACCTTTTGCACCTCGGGATCTTTGGCCTTGAACGTGACGCCTTCTCCGACGCAGAAATCCTTGGTCAATTCCACGATGCGGTGAGCCAGCGGATTCGCGACGTAAAGATAATAGGACGTCGCCTGCATCCGCCATTGTTTGTGCGGCATCAAGTCGCGCTCGCCGAGCCGTTGCGAGAGCGGCCGGAATCCGTCGCTTCCGGTCCCGCCGTAGAAGAGATTCGGCGCGGCGGCCTCGACGACGGCAACCGAAACCGGCGGCGCCGGGATCGCCCATCGTGCTTCGCTGAGATCGAGGATGGTGAGGTTGCTCATTCGTTCATTCAATCGGGCCGCGCGCTTCCAAGACAGGGCCGCTTGCTGTCGCGCGCGGCTCGGATTTCAAAAACCAGCAGTCAGAAGCCGGGCTGCAACAGCGGCCAGGAGGTCGGGCCGGCAGGGTTTGCAGATGCGTCTGCGGGAAGACGTTCCGGCTCCTGGCTTCTGGCTCTTCCGTTTCATTTCGCTCCCTTCCAACACGGGCCGCTTGCTGTCGCGCGCGGCTCGGATTTTCGGCTCATCCGAACATTCCTTGCCCTAAAGGTTCGCGCGCGTCGTCCCAAACGCTCACGGGACGGATGTCGTCGCCGAAGGGATTGGCGCGATCCTGGAACATTCCGCCAGCCGGATCCGCCTGCTCCACATTCCATCCGCCCGCCGCGGCAACGCCGGAGTCGGCGGCGAGATCGGCGAGGGCCTTCGCCCAGAATTCATCGGAGTGGCCCGCTTCCGTGCGCGCGGCATCGAATCGCAGCATTCCGCTGGCGGTGATTTCCCGCTTGATCGCGGTGAACGCGTTCTCGATTGAGGGAACGTTCCTAGGGATTTTGTCGAGTTTTTCTTCCATCCGGCGGCGGACTTGCAGGGCCATCGTTTGCTTGATCTCGTTGTTGAACGTAATCAGCTCGACCTTGTACCCGAACTTTTCATACAGCATGTCGCCCAGGCCGATGCCGGGGCCGGTGTAATCCAGGCAGCAGCGCTTCACGCGCGGGTGCGAAAGAATCGGCTCGATGGCCCGGAACTGATCCGTGGTGCTCATGTTCCGCATGGTGACCAGGCCGCGCTGGATTGCAACGTCGGCAACGCGCTCATCGATCCAGACGGCCGTCAGATCGCGCTTGCGCCCGAAGTCGATCCCGATATAAAGCGAGCCTTCGAAAGAGGCATCCGGGTTCCAGTCGGCTGTGGCCTGGGGCGAACGCGCCGCGGCAATCAGCTCCAGCGGAATCAGCATCTCGGAAGCGCTCAGGAACTGGCAAAGAAATTCCTGGTTCCAGGTTTCATCGTCCCCGGCGAGTTCGCGGACCTCGGCAATCGCGCCGGAAATGTTTTCATGGCCAGGGGTAATTTCGTTGCCCTCCTCATCCACAACGGGAGGAATCCAAAAAGGCGGAACCTTAATGCCGCAAAGTTGCGGCGCGGCTATCGGAAGGTCGGTCCAATGGGCGGACCAGATGCCCTGTTTTTCATCGGGCGCAAAACCCCCGATCAGATTGGCGGTGCGCGCCAGCTTGAAGAAATTCCCGAGTTGATAATGCGGCGTGCTCACCACGATCAGCCGATGCCCGCGCATGACGGAGGCTGCCGCGCCTTTCCACAGCTCTTGCGAGTCGCGATGGAATGCGTGTTCGTCCAGGAACACGTTTCCGCCGAACCCGCGCGCGGCGTCGGGATGGGCGGTCATGCCGGTGACTTCCGAGCCGTTGGGAAGTTCGATGACGAATTTAGAAATCTTGATCTCATCCAGGCGAAGGCCCGAGTCCTCGACGCGCTCGATAATCTGCATGGCCTTGAAGTGATTCGCAATCTCCCGGACGGCTTCCTTGGCGGTATCCTGGGTGCGGGAAATAATCAGCCAGCGCGTGCGGCGTTTGATGCAATCGCGCGCAATCTCCAATGTAGTTGCGAAGGTGACTCCGATACGCCGCGCCTTGACGTAGATTTTGAACCGGGAATCGTCCTTCACCCAGGCTTGCTGGAACGGGGCGAGCGCGACTTTAGTTTTGAGTGAGTCCCCCGCTTTAGTTTTGGGTGAGTCCATAGATTTCATCTATTTGCTTTGCTGCCTCTTCCGGATTCAATGCCACGCGCTTCTTTGCCTCCGCGGCCTTCTCTTCAATCGCTCTCAGCTTGGCATCCTGCGCCTCGAATCTCTTCTCGTTCAATTCCTGCGCGCGCTCTTTCAGCGTCAACTCCCAGCGCTTCAGCTCTTGTTCGCTGCGTTTCAGGTCCAGGGCCTGGCGCTGCCGCTCCTCGCGGCTCACGGCGATGGGATTGGCCGATTGCAGCGCGAGCCGGTTTTCGAACATGGCCTGCTGAAACATGGCCAGGCCGATTTCCTCGGCCTTCACGTCGCCCTCTTTGATCGCCGTGATCGTGGCCTGCGCTTCGCCGCGCGACTGGCGCACCTCCTCGCCGATCCGCATCATCCGGGCTTCGCGAATCCGTTCCTGCGCCTGATGCGAGGAATTGAATCTTGCGACAGAAGAATCCGAGATCTCTTCGCCAGTCACGAGCAGCAACTCGGACACAATGGCGGAATAGACCCAGCCCTTGGCGAGCCGGTCGATCACCAGCGTCTTGCCCTCGTCGGAGAGCTTGTCCACCGCGAAATGAGTTCGTCTTTGGAGATGAATTGGCACTCAGAATCGCACCCCCGGATCGGAGATCCTGCGATCGTGCAGTTGCAGGCCCTTATTGGTGAGCGCCGCGGCGATGATGAGATCCTGCGATTCGTTCTCGTCGTAGCCATGCACGCAGCGGATATATCCGCCCTCTTCGAGATATGTCAGATAGGTGAACAGGTCGCGCTGGCCGATGGGATAATTGCCGTCGCGCAGCGCCAGTTGGATTACGCGGAACGGAATCGGGTGGGGATAGTCCTGCTTCAGGATGCGGATGATTTCTCCGCGCCGCGTGTCGTGCCTGAGCAATTCGAGATCGAGGTTATTGGACATCGTTCCCTCGCCGGCCTTGCATCCCCTGTTTGATTTCTTCGAGGACCCCGCGCACTTCGTCGAGCTTGTCCGAGTTCACCTGCATCCGCAGCACCAGGTCCTGTGTCGAATTGGAATCGCGCTCGACGGTCGAAGCCAGCCGTTGCAACGAATTCCCGATCAGCTCCTGGCTAGAGAAGAACCGGGGCAAATGCTGATTCGCCATCCACGCGAATCCCGCGAGAATAAGCAGCGTAGGACCCCAGTTCAACATCTGCGGAATCACGCCCGGATAGTTTTGCAGCACAGCCATCAACAGCGCGCCCGCGCCCAGCCCTGCCGCTGTTCCCGCCGCTGCCATTCCGACGTTCACCGGCTTTTCGGACGCGATCCCTCCCTCGCGGTCGGGGCTCTGATGGGGCATGGCGCTTGTGCTCATTGTTTCTCCGGCAGCACGGCTTTGATTGCGGCGGTGACTTTATCGAGCTTGTGGCCGATGCCGAGCGCGGCCATGCCCGCGACCGCGATCAGCCAGCCCTGGAATACCGCGTTCCAGTCGTTGGCGGTAAAGCCCTGGACGGCCATGCCGGCGCCGGTCAGTATCCCCGCGATCCCCGCGAGCTTCGTTTTCCATCCCGACATCATGGCCTCCCGCTGAAACGATTTGAGCTTCGCCCTGACAATGGCCCGCGCGATGAAGTTCATAATTTCCTGGCAACCTGCGCGATCTTGTGCGCCGCCTTCCGCAGCCCGTGCTCGATCATCTTCCGGTGGTCGATAACGCCCCAGGCGAGCGTGACGAAAACAACCAATGTGGAGCAGGGCAAATTCATTGCGGCGCTTCCTATTCCCTGTTCCCTGTCACCTGTCCCCTGGCTTTGGCCAGCGCCTGCTCGGGCGTCGTCGTGATGCGGACCTGCGCCCAATCGATCGGCAGTGCCGGATCGGCGGTGAAGGCATGGGCCTGTACCGCCGCCATTACCGCGGCAATGGCCAGCCGCAATCCTTCCTCGATCAAGGCGATATCCCGGTTCGACAAAGACATTTCAGATTCCGATCTGTTCCGCCGTGGGGTTTTCGAGCGACGGCTGCGCCGGCTCCCGCTGGAACGTTTTCACCATATCGTTGATTTCGCGAATGAGTTTCGGAAGCTCCTCGATCGCCGCTTGGGCCTGCGCGAGTTGCTGCTTGGTTTTCCCCAATCCGTAAACGTTGAATGCTTCGACGGCCGCATTGTGCGCGGCGATGAACGTGTGGCCCGCTGCGGCGAAACGGTTCCATTGATCCTCGGTGATTAGCTCGTGAACGGCCGCTTCCGCCATGCGCTGTTGGAGCAGTTCATATTCGGCCTGCGACACGGCCAGCGTTTTGTAGGCGGCGTGCTCAAAATCGGTGCAGCCCAGCAGCGCACCGCAAAGAACGCCGAGAACGCAGAGGAAAAGAATGTTTTTTAGAATGGTAACGGGGAAGGGACTCGAACCCCCGACCTCCAGGTTATGAGCCTGGCGAGCTGGCCGCTGCTCCACCCCGTAAGAAGTGTTTTTCATATTAGTTCCCTCTGCGTTCTCCGCGTTCTCCGCGGTTAAACGGTTGCCGGGCCGCCGCAGAATTCGAAATGGCCCATGTCTTTTTGCTTCCAGCGTCCGCCCCAGCGCAGGCCCATCGATTCGCCGATTTCGCCGATGGTTTGCCAGGCTGGATCGGCCGCGTCCCATTGCAATTTATTCGCGCCGTGAAGCTGGAAAGTCGCGAACGGGCAGATGTCGATCGCCAGGCCGTCCAGGTGCTTCGAATGCTGCGTCCAGGAAACGCCCTTGGCGAGATTCGCGGCGTGTTCCTCGGGCGTCCGGAGCGTGTCGATGATGGCAACGGGAAGCCCGGCCTCGGCGCATTTGGCAATCAGCATCATGGCCAGGGGCTTGAATCGCGCGTTGAGATCGTCGAGTTTCCGGCTCATGCTTTCAATGCCCCCCGAAATCGCGCAGCCAGTTCGCTCCGATGTTGCGCGTGTGCATCTCGACTTTTCCGCTTTCGAATTCGCCGCCCGTGCAATCGCCGGCGGGGCGCGGCTCGAAGATTTTTATTT